GGGAACGGTCCCGTTGGGGTGTGGTTGATTATCTAGTAGTCGGGCTACTCGTTTTGAATGTGCTTCTAACCCTGTTTTCGATCAGGGTAATTGGCCTCGCAATCAACGAAGGGTTCGAACTGATGGACCGGCAGCTGGCCGGGGCGATTCAGAAACTCGTCGAAGGGGATTTCTTGGGATCAATTGAGCCTCCTAATCCCATTCAACAGGCGCTCGCTCAAATGCTCACTCAACGCATACACGACGGGCCGATCGACGTAACCCCTAGGGGACCGGATGGGAAATTCGGTTCGAACTAACTTTCATAAGCCGCCGATGCCCCCGTAGCTCCGATGCCCCGCCGAAAGACCAAGCGCCGACGCTCTAGGAAGTCATTCTCGGTCCTAAATGCGTTAGAAGCATACGTCTATGCAACCATTTTGACGGAAGGCATCGCCGGAACTTCACCTTGGGGTTTGATTACAGGAGCAACCGATCTCAAGACCAACATTACGACCGGTGGTGTGGGTCGGGGCGACATGGTGATTTCCGGGCAGGGGGAAATCAGCCTTGGCGACATAATGAGCCAACCCCAACTCGCTCTTGATACGATGGCCTCTAACTTTCAGAACAACCTAGCACCGATGGCCATAGCTGCTTTCTCGACTAGCATGGCGTTCAGAATCGGAAAGCGTGTTCTCCGCCGACCCATTTCGAACATAAACCGCAACATTATGAAACCAGCTCTTGGAGCCGGCATCAAACTATGAGGGTGTGAAGTATGGCGAACGTGAACTGTTACGGATCAACCATTTCCTCGCGTGGGGGAGTTGTCCCTCTCCATAACTCAGCCACTACGGAAGCCACTCAGGATGAGATTCGGACAGATGCCGATTTCGTGGGAAGTGTTCAGGTCTATGGGACGTTCGCAACTCAACAGCACGGACAGTATGTTTGCGCTCAAGCGGGTCTTCAAGCGGAAAACGACTTTACATGGGCCTACGTTCAATCGGCCGGTAAAATCAAACTCGCTCTCCCCATAGGGGGCGGGGCGGGAACTTCAGGGGGTAACTGCGGATTGCCCGCCCCGCTTCCATATCCGAAGGCGATTGCCTCCGGCGACTCCATTCAGGTGATGGTCAATGCGGGCACAGATCGTGATGCCGCCGTTAGTGTCGCATGCACGAACGGAGAATATCACGTCTTCAGCGTAACTCCAACCGGCGCAGGTGAACAAGAATTCGTTTCGGTCCTTGACGGGCAGTCCCTCGGCTTGACGCTTCAGGGACGCACGATTTCACATTGGTTTGCCGTAGCCGGTGCAAACGATACCGAACTAGAATCACCCGTCTATGTGCTTGATGGCTCCGGCGTTCCTATCGGTTCCGTTGGATTCAACGCGGGGGCCGGGGATTGTGCCGCTACGTTCGAACCGTGCCGCGTTCCTGTCGCCCTAAACACGCGCATGGTGTTTAGGACGGATGCCTGATGGCGCTTTCCAAGAGGGCTAAGGCTCGCCTCAAAATCATGTCTGCTTCCGAGAAGGGAGCCGTCAAAAAGGCCGCGAAACTCCTTTTCGATTGTGAACTGATGGGCGTAAAGAGAATGCGGGAGATCGTGCGTTGGGCCGAAAAGCGGTGATAGTGCATGTTCAAACTCGGGAAGTATCGACAGAATACCGGCGGAGTTGCAGCTGGTGCCGATCAGGATAAGTGCTGGCGGGTCTTTGAAGCTGAAGACAAACCGATGTTGATTACTGCGCTCTCCTATTACGGTGGGGATGCTTCGGAATACTACTATTTCGCGCAGGTTCCCCCCGGAACTTCACTGTCGGGAAACCCAGACGGAACCCAAACCCTCACCAATTTAGAAGGCGCTATCGCCGTTGGTATCGGAAATATCGAAGGCGCAACCGGGACTCAAAACGCTCCCTTCACATTTTGGGGCAATTGGCAACGATCCTCGGGCCAATATTGGATTCTCCCTCCATACTATACCCTCGTCGTCCTACCGGTTTCTGCGGCATCAACGGCGGCATTTACCGTATGGATGGGTGGGTTCGAAATAGATGCCTAAAGCCGCCCCTGATCAAGTCATAATCCATCGGATTGAGTTTCAGGAAACAGAACGTGACCTGCTACGGTGGGCAGCGGGAGCATACACGTTCCGCAATGCCTCTAGAGGCGTGTTCAATCTAACTAGCGACGTGACTACGGTAGTCGTCTTGTTGATTGTCTATGAATGGATAACGGAGAAGACCATCATTGACGATACTCTCCTAGCTGCCATAGCTGCCGGTGAGGGGATCGCACAAGCCCTAGCCGACAATTGGAACGCATACCGGCAAAGCGCACAATATCAAGAGGATTACGGGGGGCGTGCTACGTCGTTTGCCGGTGGTCTTCGTAACGTCTTGGATAATTTGATTGGACTCTTTACGGGCGAATATGTTGAGCGAGTGCATGAGAACCTGAACGGCGGTTCGAACAGCGGCGGATTCTAGGCTTCAAGAAACCAAAGAATGCGCTTCCAACCCCTACTTGGAGCCTTCTTTTTTTCCGGTTTTGCGTTGCCTTCGATCTCCATATCCTCAAAATCTATTGAATCAAAATTGACCAATTTCGCCCGGTGTTGAATCCATTCTTCGGGGCAGTGGAAGTCATCGAGGAAGTCCCAAGCGTGAAGCAGTCTATCCCGGTCTTGATGGAAGCGGTCAAACTCAATCATGTTTCGGAACTCGCGCCAATCCTCCATCCTCGGGACTCCATCGGGCCAATGCTTGAGGCATATCCGAGTTGGGGCCGGGACGCAGTGATTACCCGTTAGAGGATGGCCTAAGCGTTCAACGGGACAGTCGGGGCTTCGTTGAATTGCATCCCATCGAAGGAGGCATTCGCGAACAAACTTAGAGAAGTTTGGAACCCGCTTTGCAATAGCAGCTGTTTTCAGATCGAGGGAAATGGATTTGATTATCGAAGCCATTAGACCACCTCGCTGAGTTTGTGAGTAACACCGGATACCGTAATGTAACATTGTTCAGTTTGCACCATAGCCACTTGTTCAAACGAATGGCAGTCAAAGACAATTTTGCAATATGTGCATCTCAATTTAATTGTAACACTTCCTGTTTGTAATCGTCGCCTAGACGTATGGTTTCGATCGCGGCCTTGAGCATGGGTTCGAACCGACTCAGGCCCGAACCGTCTATTGAGTCTGCGACCATATCCCAAAGGAGGATTCGACGGGGCGTATTGACGCGCCCGACATGAACCCATTTGCCTTTTTCATGGGCCAATTTTGCTAGATCGAAAGCATGATTTGACTCTTTGAAATCGTCGGAGCCGCCAATAAAGAGGCATTCCATAGCATCCCAAGGAATCTCATCATCCCATGCTGTCGCGCCGTCTTGGGCCACGAAGGCGCGAGGGAGGGGGGGAGTTCCCGCCCACATCTCTAGGTTCTCTAACCAAGGCTCGTAAAGGGCTAGTGTCGAGAAGTGATCAAAGGGAACGTCCGGCATTACGACAAAGCGGCATTCTGAGCGACACGTTTCATTCGGGAACATGGTTCCGTCGTCGAATTGGTTGCGAGCCTCTTGGACTAGCCGCCAAAGAACGCCTTCCTTGACCGGCGAGCTGAATGCGCCGTTGTCTATTGCATGGGGAATGATCCCCAGACTATCCGTGCGATAAGCGGTTAGAGGGGTTCGCAGCTGGTCGATGAAGTCGCATTCGTATTTCAATCGCATTCGGTGAATGTAACCGCTTGAAGCATCTAGCATAATTCGCATAGTCATGTAAAATCCCCCAACGTCATACGCTGAGCGCCATCGGAGTGAAGCACAGCATCCATCATAGCACTAGACAGTTCGAACGGAATGCGTTGAGCCTCCGAGCGAGGCATCCCTTGGGTTCCATTACCCGAACCCCTAGGGGCGCGTCTATGGGTGCATTGAGGGCTGTTATTGGCGCACATCAGGGGAAAGAAGGAGGGAGGCAGACGGCCGAACAAATCGGTAGGCTTCATTCTATCATCTCCATATTGGCAATACGAAACCGTATCTCTTTGGAAGCGGCTCAAGAATTGTTGTTTTCTCATCATGGCCCTAGGGTTTTCGATCACGAAATACGGTAGGAGTCCTTCATCGAATAGAGATTCTAGAAGGTGAATAGTCCACACTAACCGCTTGTTCGCTTCAATGGCTTGGTCCGTGTTTGGGTAGGCCCAATTTCCTCGAACCTCCCAATGCCGCGACCAACGCATATTCATCAAGGAATAAATCGAACAGTCGGGCGAAGCCCATCCGAACGCATAGCCATTAGGCGCTCGCTCTTTCAGCTCATCAACGGTAACGCTCAGAATGTCTTTGCAGATGGTCGGGTTTGTGTCTGGGTCATTATCGACGGACACAATCTCATAGTCGCATGAAGCCCATGCAGCTGTTGCCGACCTAGAGCCGGCCCACAGATCGAGAACGGGGAGCAACTCAGGCATCGTCCGCCTCCATCCTCACGCGCACGATGGTGGTGCGGGTAGTGTCTAGGCCACAGGCCAAGTTGATGTTGCAAACGGTTTCGTCGCCGTTCTCAATCATTTCTTCGACCTCTTGGCGGTTGCGGGCGGTTATCTCGTAGGTGACTTCTAGGTATTCCTTGACGCGGAATATGTGGCGGGGTTCTGCTTCCATGACCATGCTAGCGAGCATCCACCTATAATAATTATGTAAAAATGCTCACTTTTATTGAATTAATAGTAGTAGTAGTAGTAGTATAGTCTAGAATACCTATACTAACTACTGTTTAAGGACCGGGAACGGTCCCGTTGGGGTGTGGTTGATTATCTAGTAGTCGGGCTACTCGTTTTGAATGTGCTTCTAACCCTGTTTTCGATCAGGGTAATTGGCCTCGCAATCAACGAAGGGTTCGAACTGATGGACCGGCAGCTGGCCGGGGCGATT